CGCCCAGGCCCAGGCTCGCCCAGGCCCTCGAGCGCCCAGGCTCGAGCGCCCAGGCCCAGGCCGCTACCATGGGGGGCGCTCCCACCGGCGTGGGGAGGGGGGGTCCAACTTTCCGCCCCCGGAGGGGGGGCAGACCGCACGTTCAGGCCCCGCACGCCGTCACAAGTTGGATCGAAAAACACCTTGAGCCCTATTGGCTCGAACTCCACAGGTCGTGACTGTCAGCACCAGGGTTGTCCTTTTCTGTAGGCTTAGGAATGGGTGATTGTACGGCGCGAATTGGAGATGGGAAGTGGCCTACCTGTCATCGAACGAAGATTTCGGGAAGCAAATCTGTCTCGCGCTGGGCCTTGACCCAGTTGGCGTCGTTTCGGTCAACCTCCGCATCGCGGCGGGCGACCTCGTCACCGCAGAGGTCAAGCGGTTTTTGTCCAAAGACGAGGCAGAGGCCGTCCTCGAGGTCGTCGCCAGCGAGAAGTTCGTTCTGGAGAAGCGCCCATGACTCGGCCCGGCCCTCCCCCGAAGCCCAAGCACGTTCTCGCCCTGGCAGACTCCTGGCGGGCCGATTACCGCGAGGAGCTTGGCGAGTTCTACGAATCCCTGCCCGAACCGCCGCCTTTCCTGCGAGATCGGGCCAAGGAGTTCTTCCGCGAGGCGTGCCTGAACCTCGACAAGATGGGGGTTCTGGCGAAGACCGACACTCACACCGTCGTCCGGTACGCGGCCACCTTGGATCGGTGGTACTCGGCCGAAGAAGAGATGGCAAAAAGCGCCATCCACTACTACGCAATGGCTGGCCGGCAGGGAGAGGAGAAGGCTGCGAAGCCCTCTCCGTTCTTCGCGCAGTCTGCCGCCTGCCACGACCATCTCCGGCAACTCGAGGCTGTTCTCGGGTTCACTCCGGCAGATCGCGCCCGGCTCGGAATGGCCGTGATCGAAAAGGGCAAGGGCGCCTCTGACCCCATGGGGAAGCTCCTTGGCAGCGGGTAGCGTAGACATCCGCGCGTTCATCGAGTGTCTTCGGCACTCTCGAGGTGAACACGCAGGAAAACAGTTCGTCCTGTTTCCGTGGCAGGCCGAATACCTCGACCGGCTCTACAACACGAAGCGGCCAGACGGCCTGCGTCAATACAGAACCTCTCTGCTTGCCTGCCCGCGAAAACAAGGCAAGACGCAGATTTCCGCAGGCGTCGGGATCTACGGAGTCGCCGCCGACAACGAGCCTGGAGCAGAAGTCATCTGCGTGGCCGGCGACCGAGAGCAGGCGTCGATTCTGTTCGACGCCGCGAAGCAGATGGTCGAGGGGAATCAGACGCTCACGAAGCTGTGCAAGCTCTACCGCAGGGCGATCGCCATCCCCGAGACGAACAGCGTCATGAAGGTGATTTCCTCGGAGGCCGCAAGCAAGCACGGATATAACCCATCGACCATCCTTTTTGATGAGTTTCACGTTCAGCGTGATCGAGAGCTTTACGACGTACTCGTCACGGCCACCGGCGCCAGACGTCAGCCAATGACCGTCCTGATTACGACAGCAGGCTTTGATCGCGAGAGCATCTGCTACCAGTTGTGGCAATACGCCGAGAAAGTCCGCGACGGCCTGATCGATGACCCCACGTTTCTTCCCTGCATCTACAGTGCGCCGCAGGACGCAGACCCGTTTGAGGAAGCCACGTGGCGAGTCGCGAACCCGAACTACGGAGTCACGATCAAGAAGGACTACTTCGAGAAGATGGCGACCGAGGCCAGGGCCTCGACGGCAGCAGAGATGACCTTTCGCCGCCTCCATTTGAACCAATGGACGAACTCCGAAACGCGATGGATGCGTCACGGAGCCTGGGAAAAATGCTCCGGCGAGCTTCGCCCGCCAGCCGGAAGGCCGTGTTACTGCGCTCTCGACCTTGCTTCGACCTACGACACGACGGCTTTCGTGGCTGTGTGGCCCGACGAGGACGGGAGCTTCGACGTCTACGCGCACTTCTTCATCCCAGAAGAGAACGCGGAACAGCGGTCGAAGCAGGACCGGGTGCCCTACCTTGACTGGGCAAAGGCCACAGCCAAGGGAGGGCCGTTTGTTACACTTACATCAGGCGACATCACTGACTTTGATGTCGTTCGCGACTTTGTTCTTGACTTCGCGAGCAAGAACTGGGTCAAGGGAGTAGCCATCGACAGATGGAACGCCGCGCACCTCACGACGCAATTGGTGTCGGAGTCCATCCATGTGGTTCCATGGGGGCAAGGGTTTGCCTCCTTGAGCGCGCCCAGCAAGCTGCTCGAAACCTTGACGCTGTCGGGGAGACTGAGGCACGGCGGAAATCCGACGTTGGCGTGGCAAGCGAGCAACGTGCAGATCAAGACCGACGACGCGGGAAATATCAAACCCACGAAGAAGCACTCACATTCCATTGGTCGTATTGACGGCGTAGTCGCCCTGGTCATGGCTCTTGGCATCGCCAGTTCCGAAACTCACGGCCCGCAGGCTGAACCCGAAATCATGGTGATCTAAGCGATGCAGACCAGCGACATCGAGGAGATCATCGAGCTTCGCGGCAGCATCTCACGGGTGTTCGAGGAGATCACTGAAACTCGGCGGACAGTGGCCGGCGTCTCGGTATCGCCAGAGACGTCACTTCAGTGCAGTGCGGTTCTGGCTTGCGTTCGTGTGATTTCTGAGTCGGTGGCTGCGCTGCCGTTTTCCCTGTTCAAGAAGCTCCCAGATGGCGGCAAGGAGCTTGCGTTTTCGACCCCGATGCACCGGATTTTGTCCGATGCGCCGAACGGGTGGATGACGAGCTTCGAGTTCAGGGAACTCATGCAGTCCTGGCTGCTTCTGTGGGGGAACGCCTACGCCGAGATCGTCCCTGGAAAGTACGGCTCAGTGACCGAATTGATCCCCCTTCACCCGTCGCGAATGACGGTGAAGAGGGTCGAAAACGGGAGACTGCGGTATATGTACCTCGAGCCGGGTCAGTCGACGCCGACTCCGTACAACCAGGGGCAAATCTTTCACATTCGCTGGTTGACTCAAGACGGCGTGAGCGGCTACGTGCCGACGACGCTATCGCGAGATGCGATTGCCCTCGCTCGAGCCACGGAACTGCACTCAAGCGCGTATTTCGGCAACGGCGCGCGGCCTGGGACAGTCATGGAGGTCGACTCTCCGCTGAAGCCCGAGACGGCCGAGAGGCTTCGACAGTCCTGGGAGGAGATGCACCGAGGACCGGAGCGCTCATCGAAGACCGCTGTACTCCCGCACGGGGTTCACATCAAGGAACTCACTGCAAACAATGAGTCCAGTCAACTGATTCAGACCCGGCGGTACCAAGTCGAGGAGGTCGCGCGGTCGTTCAGAGTCCCGGCCTACATGATTGGCGATCTGACGAAGAGTTCGTACTCGTCAGTCGAGCAGCAGGGCCTGGACTTCGTCACTTTCTCGCTTGTGCCGCATCTTCGTCGGTGGGAAACGGCTGTTCGTCGCGACTTGCTCCCTGAAGGCGACGATTATTTTGCCGAGTTCGACGTTCGCGGGCTGATGCGAGGCGACAACGCCGCCCGCGCTCAGTATTACCGCGAGCTTTGGGGCCTGGGAGTGCTGTCGATCAACGAGATCCGCACCGCGGAGGGCATGAACCCCATCCCAGAGGGCGAAAAGAGGTTCGTGCAGGTCAACATGGCCCTGCTCGAGTCGTTCACGCCGCCCGAAGAGGCCCCGCCGGAGGCCGAAACGCCGCCGCCGGAGGCCGAAGCAACCCCTCCACAACCGCAGGAGGAGTCGAGAAACGCCTCCGATCTGCTGTTTCGCGCGACCGTTCGGAAGCTTGCCGCGGTCGAGTCGGGTGGCATTCTCGAGCGCCGAAACCGCCCCGCGAAGCTCAAGGCGTGGCTCGAAGCCCACGAAAAGAGGATGAAGACCGAGCTTTTCGAGGTTTGCGAGGCTACAGGCCGCGACATTGACCAGTTCGTGAACGGTTGGATGGAGAAGTCCAAGGACCTGCTCCTCGACTGCCATCGAAGCGGACGGGAATACGAATCAGTCACCGAGGAGTGGTGCGAGAGGCACCTGTAGTCATGCCCGATCCGTACAGCGACGACATTGTTCCGGCGCTCCAGGCTTCCTTGAAGCTGCACTTCTCGCAATGGGAGGCGTACGAAGGGCAGGCGAACCACTTCGAGCGGTGGGGCTACTCACAGCTTGCGAAGCTCTGGTTCGCGTACGCAAAAGAGGAGCGCGGGCACGCTCGAACTCTCATCGAACGCCTCGAGTTCTACGACATCGCGCCGGATTTGGCACACGATCCAATCGTTTGGCCGCGCCACGACTTCGAGGGGATCCTCGGCTCGAACTACGAAAGCGACCGGCAGTCTGCGGAGGCCGAGCGGGCCGGGTACGTGACCTGCGAAGAGGCCGGCGATGCCAGCGGTGCCACCATTTTTCGCGAATTGCTCAAGGGTAGCGAGGACTCGATGGCCGGCATTGAGGCCACCCGTAAGACGATCGAGCAGATTGGTCTGGACAACTACTTGGCAAACAAGGTGTAGGCATGGAAATCGAGCGCCGTATCGTTGATGTCCCGTGCGAAGTCCGCTGCGAGATGCAGGATGGCGGCAAGAAGCGGCACATCATCACGGGGTACGCGGCCACTTTTGGCACCGAATCGCGGATGCTCCCAGGCGGCTTTGTTGAGACGATCAACAAAGGCGCGTTCGATGAGGTCCTTGCGACCAATCCGGACGTCGTTGGAACCTACAACCACGACAAGAACTACCTACTTGGCAGGACCGCCAACGGAACGATGAAGCTTTCGGTCGACGCTCGAGGGCTGAAGTACGAAATCTGGGCACCAGAAAGCCGCGCTGACGTCATCGAGAGCATCGAGCGGGGCGATGTTGTCGGCTCGAGCTTCGCGTTCAAGGTTCCTCGCGGGTTTGAGTCCTGGGGCGAGAACGAGCGCGGCATTCGCAAGAGATCCATCGACAAGGTTGGCATCCTTGAGGATGTCGGCCCCGTTGTGCGACCGGCGTACGGCTCCTCGACCGTGATCGTGAGTCGACGGGCCATCGAAGAGGCTGTCGGGGAATCGTTTCGCCCCAACCAGACCATGGCGAACGCCGCCAAGCGTGGCCTGAAGCTCGCTTCGGGGCGTGAAGGCGTCGATCAAAGCCTTTTTCCGATCGCGGAACGGCTTCAGCAGCGGGAAATCGTCTCCCCAGAAGAGGTCGAATACCTCGCCGCAACGCACCAAAGGCTCGCTGAATTGCGTTCGTCGTCGTGGAATGGCACCTCGGCGTGGGTCGAATATCAGCTTGCGGGGGGTGAATCGGGCGAGAAATGGCTCGCCAGGCGCATGGAATCGCCCATTTTCGAGGAGCGCGAAGACGGTTTGCGGCCAACGGCTGGCATGGCGGCCTCCGCACGACGCGGACTGAAGCTCCATGAGGCGGGCCGGTCGGGTGACGGGCTCAAGCCAGAGACGGTCGCTCGAGCCGGGAAGATCGCAGCCAGAGAGTCGCTCACCGAGGACCACGTTCGCGAGATGAGCGCCTGGTTCGCGCGTCATGCGGTCGACCGTCGCGAGGGCTGGGACAAGGCTGGCGAAGAGACTCCGGGTTTCGTGGCCTGGGAACTCTGGGGTGGAGACTCCGGCAGGTCGTGGTCGGATGCTGCCGTCGAGCGAATGGACAAGGCAGAGGGGCGAGCGGTCGAGGTTGAGCTTGCTGCGGAGAAAATGTCTGAGGTTGAAGAGGAAGAAGAGACGAGCGCCGGAGAACTCTCGCCCCAAAACTACGATCTCTTCGAGGCAATCAAGCAGATCGCAACGCGAGAGGGGCCGTGGAGCCAGGATGCCGCCGATGGCGCGCACTACCTGCCCGACAGCCCGTTCGCAGAACAAGGCATCAGGTGCGAGAACTGCGTTTTCTGGAATGCGGAAAACAACTGCGACGTTGTTGACGGCGCAATCGCCCCAGGCGGCATCTGCAAGCTCTGGGTGATCCCCGAGGATCGCATGACTGCGAAGGATCAAGACCAGCCGGCTGAACTTGAGGAGCCACCGGCAGTCGAGCCTATGATGACGAAGAGAAGCGATGTGGACGCGGCCCTCACCGCCGTCGCGAGGCTCAAGGCGCAATCCCTGGAGGCCGCCGCCATTGGACGCGCCTGACCTTCCCGGTTCGCCAGAGGAGTACCGCGCTCGCTTCGGCGCCGGCAAGAGGGCCGGAGGCAAGCCGAAGAAACCGAAGCGCGCGAGCGTTGGCTACAACAAGTTCAAGTACGCCCCTGGCTCGGGATGCGGCACGGGGTCTGGTGGCTTCAAGTCGGGCAACAACTGCTCGCAAGGCGGCGGTTTCAACACGCCAGGCGCGCCCAAGCCGCACGGCACGCCAGCAGGCGGCACCAAGCCGACCCCGACGAGAAAGCCGATTGCAGGCTTTGGCGGCAGCAAGGGCGCAACTAGCTCAATGCCCGTGAAGGCGAGCGACCTCAAGCTGGCCGTGGCTGAAGCGACGATTGCGAAAGCAGCCGCAACGGCCGCAAAAAAAGCCGCAGCCAGAGCCGCAAGGATTGCGGCAAAGAAGGCGCAGCGCAAGGCCGCCAAGAAAACCGCGAGGCTCGCCGCCAAGAAAGCCGCGAGGCTCGCCGCCAAGAAGGCCGCTCGCAAGCAGCAGAAACTGAGCGACCGTCAGGCTGCTCGCAGAGAGAGGCTGGATGACCTCGCTGATTACGTGGCAAAAGAAAAGGTCGCAAAGGGCAGGGAGAAACGAGCGAGAGCGAAGGTTGCGCCGCGGGGTGCGAACGAGACGCACGTGGACTACACGAAGCGCGTGTACGCCAAGGACATCGAGAAGCTGCATACGAAGCTCGACACTCTCGAGGCAAAACACACAGCAGCAATCGACGCAAAGAACAAAGCAGTTCAAAAAGCGAGCGACGACGTATGGGACGCTCAGAAGGCCGGAGACTCGGCCCGCGAGGCTCATCACACACAGATTCGCAAGACTGCAATCGCAGAATACGAGGCCGCCAAGAAAGCAGCAGTCGAGGAGTTTCATGCCGAAATCGCCAAGTTCACACAGGTTGACGGCGCTCCTCGCCTTGCTGACTTCAGGACGCAAAAGAACGTCAAGGGCACTGTCGTAAGAGAGTCTGATTACGCCACTCTCGACCCAGAAAAAAAGGTTCTTGTCGACAAGGCGAGGGATTTTTACAGGTCGATGGCGAGTTTTCGGCTGGCGGACGTCGTCAACAGAGTGAAATACAGCAACGACGCCCCGATGGATGGAGCAGCTGGATCGCATCACCAAGGCGTTGTCAAGCTCCGCAATGACACGCACGACGGCACGGCGATTCATGAGGTCGCACATGCCGTGGAGCATGGCGACCCCGCGCGCACTTTGCGATCTGCTGCTCTTGCGGACTATGATGCAAGAATGCTTGCGTACAAGACGAAGAACCCAAACGGCAGATGGGAAAAGCATCCCACTTTCAAGCACTACGACGCTCCCTCGCGGATTGATCCAAGCAAGCAGGCAGACGAATGGCACTCTGAGTTGGGGTACGTTCGGCGGTACTGCGACTACACGGTGTCGGGGCGTGGGGGCATGGAGGTTGTGTCTGTTGGCATCGAGGAGCTACACATAAGGCCGAATCGCATGAGGCGAGAAGCTCGCGATCACTTCGATTTCATGCTCCTCACGCTCGCAGGAAGGTTTCACTGATGCTCCCTACTCGAAAGATCGTCGGCAATGGCTGGGCACTTCAAGTCAATGCCGCAGAATTGAAGTACGACTCGTCCGGTGACGCCGATGTTGTTTTCGGCATGGTGGAAAACGAGTTCCCGTCGTACGAAGCGATCCCGCTCTACTCGACACAGTTCGAGTCTGGAGACGCGGCGGGCCACCTGCCCGAAGCAATCGTCGCCTTCCTTGGCCGATGGGGGATTGAGGCTCATCTCGAGCCAGAATATCTTTCTGCAAAGATCACTGACCCAGACACTCTCATATAGGTTGCACGACAGCAGCCGCTTTCGATACTCTACAGATATGAACTTCGCCTTGCGGTGGAAACCGCAGGGAGCAGTGCGAGCGACTTGAGGATTCAAGCGCGGCGTGCTTGCGGGACCTACACCCGCCAGCCGTCGCGTTTTGTGTTGACGGCTGGCCCCAACCGGAGCCAAAACCGTCATGTCGAAGAACCTCAAGCGCCTTCAGGACCGTGCCGCTGCGATCTCCGCGCGGATCAACGAAATCGCTGACCTCGAGACTCGCTCCGAGGATCAGACCGTCGAGCTTCGCAAGCTCTCGGACGAGGCCGACACGGTCAAGTCTGACCTCGAGTTCGAGCAGAAGCTCGCCGCCAAGGAGGCCGAGCTTCGCACTGTGGTCGAGCGGGCTGCCCCCGCGAGCGTCACGGCCCCGGCCCAGAAGGCTACGCAGAGCGACAAGCTCGAGATCCGCGGCATCAGCACCAGCCACACCTCGCTCAAGGCTTTCAACGAGAGCCGTGAGGACGTCGAACAGGCGTACAAGGTCGGCCGGTGGCTTCGCGGCACCATCCTCCGCAACTCGGACGACCTTCGGTGGTGCCAAGACCATGGCATTGAGACTCGCGCCCTCTCGGAAGGCGTGAACTCGGCCGGCGGAACCCTCGTTCCCGAGATCCTCGCTGATCGCGTCATCCGGCTCGTTGAGCGGTACGGGACCTTCCCGCCCGCCGTCGAGAACATGACGATGAGCCGCGACACGCTCGTCATCCCCAAGCGACTCACGGGCACCTCGGCGTACTTCGTCGGGGAGAACGGGGCCATCACCGAATCGGAGCCGACCTACGGCAACGTGCAGTTGATTGCCCGCAAGCTCGCCGTCTCCTGCCGCCTCTCGACGGAGGTTGTGGAGGACGCACTTATCAACATGGCAGATGCCGTAACGGTCGAGTTTGCCACTTCGCTCGCGCTGAAAATTGACCAGTGCGGATGGCTGGGCGACGGGTCGCAGGCGACCTACGGCGGCCTCTACGGCATCACCACGAAGATCAACAACGGCAACTACGGTGCCAGCGTTGTAACGGCCGCTGCTGGTGGCACCTCCTTCGGTGCCCTCGCCCTGAGCGACTTCCTCAACGTGATGGGCAAGGTTCCGCTCTACGCTCGCCAAGGGGCGGCTTGGTATGTGAGTCCTGCTGGCTACGCTGCCTCGATGGCTCGCCTGAAGTATGCGGCTGGCGGAAATGCCGTCACGCAGATTGGTGGCCCCGCTGGCGAGACGTTCCTCGGATACCCGGTGAACCTCGTCCATGTCATGAACAGCAACCTCGCCACCGACTCGGGTGCGGTCAAGGTCCTGTTCGGCAACATGGCCCTGTCCTCGATCCTGGCTCGCCGCCGGGAGTTCTCGGTGAAGCTCTACGATCAGGTCTACGCGACCACGGATCAGCTTCTCCTCCAGGGAACGATGAGGTTCGACATTAACCATCACTCCCTCGGGGACGCCAACACGGTCGGCCCGGTGGTTGCTCTCAAGACTGCCTGAACCATCCAGTAGCACAGGAGACTCTCGCTCATGCTTTGGTCTGCAAATCAAAAGGTCGTGGCTTCGATGGACACCGCCACCACGGCCTCCAGCGGAACCGCCACCCTGACGATCGACCGTCTGGATTACGACCACGCCAGCATCGCTGTTGTGCGTGCGTCGAACTCCGCGACCGGCTTCGCCACGGTCCTCAAGGTTCAGGAGTCGGACGACAACTCGACCTTCTCCGACGTCACGGCTTTCGTGGGCGGCGGGACTGGCGGGTTCACGATCCCGACCGTCAGCAATACCAATGCTGCCGCGATCGTGAAGTTCGACATCGACTGTCGCGCCAAGAAGCGTTACCTCAAGGTGCTTTACACCCCCACTACGGCGGTGAATTGCTTCATCGAGGCCCGGCTCGGTCGGCCCCATGCTTCTCCGGCTTCGGCCGCAGATGCGGGCTGCATCGGGCTCGTCAGCGGCTGAAAACACGCGGGACGGCCATGGACGGCCGACAAGGCGCACGGAAGCGCGCCCGCTCCACACAAGGAGCGATCCCGTGCTGATTCGACTTGGAAGTGTCGAGGCGAACCTCAAAGTCGCGGCGGTCATGAGTACCCCGCGACTTGGATTCACCGACAACTTCTTCTGCGTCTCCCAAGCCCTCGCACCCCATGGGATCGCTCCCGTGAAGGTGACGGGGGCTTTTTGGGGCCAATGCCTCCAGCGGGCCATGGAGACAGTGTCCGATGACCACGACCTCATCGTGACCATCGACTACGACACCATCTTCACCGCGAAGACGCTCGAGGCCCTGGTCGTCCTGCTGATGCACAGCGGAGTCGACGCCATCGCGCCGCTCCAGACGAAACGCGAAAGCAGTTCGGTCATGTTTGCCCTGTCTGGAAACACGCCAGAGCAGAAAACGTCTGTCTCTGATGACTGGTTCGGCAAGCCAGTGCAGCTTGTCGAAACGGCGCACTTCGGGCTGACCTGCATCCGCACTGAGGCTCTCCGCAAGACGCCGAAGCCGTGGTTCCAGGCCAAGGCGAACAAGAAGGGCAAGTACGACGGCGGGCACGTTGATGAAGACATCGCATTCTGGAAATCGTTTGCCAAGGCCGGCAACAAGCTTGGTGTTGCCACTCATGTCAGCGTCGGCCATGCAGAACTGATGGTCACGTGGCCGTCGCGCGCCGTCGAGGGCGGCAAAGTCCAGCAGCACACAAGCGACTACTGGGTCAACGGGCAGAACGCACCAGAGCAAGCGTGGGGTCATGTAAAATGAAGATTCGAGTGTTGACTGATTTCGATGCGTACACGGCCGGGGCTGAGTTCGACTGGGACCGGGGATACGCAGAGCTTCTGATTCAGCGCGGGCTGATTGAAGAGGTCAAGGAAGACGAGCCGCTCGAGACGGCGTCGGCCGAGAGTGCCGCCGACGAGCGTGCCATGATCGACCACAAGCATGGACGCAAGAAACGATGAGCGGTTACAACGCTGACTACTCGTCGCCGCAGAGTCCTTCTGTGATGACGACTGTCGTCTACGGGCTCCCCCGGAAGCCCAACACTGGCCTGACGCCTTTGCGCAGCCTCCGAAGGCTCGTCCAGCCCGTCATCGAGCCGGTTTCCCTGGCGGAAGCCAAGGCGCACGTCCGCGTCGACACTGAGGCCGACGATTCCTACATCCAGGGGCTGATTTCATCCGCGCGTGCGTATTGCGAGGACATCCTCGACGCCACCTTCGTCACGACGACCTGGGAGGCGAAATACAACGCCTTCCCGCTCTGGGAGATCGTCCTCCCGCGTCCACCCATGCAGGCAGCGACCGTCACGGTCCTGTATCGCGACCAAGAGGGCGTTACGAACACGCTCGTCAGCACTTCCGAGGCGTTTCAAGTTGACTCAGCCGTCGTTCCAGGCCGGATCTACCCCCCGTACGCCGGCTTCTGGCCGCCAGTGCGGGGCGACGAAAACAGCGTCACAGTCCAGTGGAAAGCCGGTTTCGGGGACAGCAAAGACTCAGTGAATCCCATGATTCGCCACGCCATTCTTCTTCTTGTGGGCCACTGGTATGTCAATCGCGAGGCCGTAGGCAGCGGCGAGAGCCTGCCCCTTGCGTTCCAGACGCTCATCCAGGCCGCTGACTTTGGGGTGTACCGATGAGCGTCAACTCAAGACTCGACATCGACCTCGTCTACCACAACGCCACCGACACCACGTTCGAGGTGGGGGTGCTTTCGGAGCATCTGGCATCGACGGCGGCGGTTGGCTCCGTTACAGGGACAGTCGGGACGAGCGCGGTGAGCATCGGATCTACGGGCTCGATGTCCACGATTGCGGTCAAGAACATTGGCAGCACGGTTCTGCGTCTCGGCGGGGCTGTGTCGATTCCGGCCGGGCGCCTGGCCGTCATCCCGGCCACGGCAGTAGTGTCGATTGCGTCTATCTCTGGCGTTGGCTCGCACTCCTCAATCTGGGTGGGCTGATGCAATCCGCTGGTTCCATGAGAGAGCGGGTCACGATCCTCGCCCCCAGCGAGTCGAAGAACGCATTTGGCGAGTCGAGCATCAGTTTCGTGGAGGCCGATACGGTCTGGGCGAGCGTCATGGGGCTTTCAGCGCGCGAAGTCCTCCAAGCCATGCAGGCCAACGCGATCATCACTCACAAGATTCGCATTCGCTTCTACCCAGACATCACGTTTCAGCATCGGCTGTCGTGGCGGGGCCGCATCCTCGAGATTGCGTCGGTTGTCGAGCGCGACGTCCGCACGATCCACGAACTCCTCGCCCGCGAGGTGCAGTGATGTCGTTCAAATCAGCAGCCGAAGCGTTCGCGCGAGTCAAGGTCACGGGCGTGCGAGAGGTCTTGGCCGTTTTTGACAACGTCATTGCCGCAATGGATCGGGCCGACGTCCTCGAGAAAATCGTGAAAAAGGCTGCCGAGCCAGTTCGTCACGACTACGCAACCATTGCGTCCCGTCATGACCAGACCGGCAACCTCGCAAAGTCGACCACGATCAAGACGAAGAAATACAAGTACGCCGCGGTTGCTATCGCAGGGCCTCGGCAGACTGGCAGGATGGGTGCGACAGGTGACGTACCCAGTGGAAATCATAGCTGGCTTTTTGAGTTCGGATCTCACGGCGCCAGAACGCCAGGGACGGCAAAGAAAAAGGCGTATATCAACGTCCACAAGTCCATCAACGGCAAGATGACCATTCATCGCCGCCTCGAGGACGCCGATCGTTTTCATCGCCGCAGCAGCGGGTACTACTTCCTGATGTCGTCGTTTCTCGAGCCGACGAGGCTTGCCCGCCGCGGGAAAGGGTACTCCCATGACTTCATGCCTGCCGGATCAAACGGCAACAACAAGATTCACCCGTTCACGCTTCACCCTGGCGAGACGTACGGCGCCATGCCCGCCTATCACGTAATGGAAGACGTCATTCTCGCAAACCGCAAGGAAGTGTCAGACCTGCTGCGGTCTGGGCTCATCAACGCCGTCAACGCGCACCTTCTCAAATCACTTTCTGGAGCGCCGTGATGGTGATTTCGCCCGAAAAGCACGTTCGCCTGCGGTTGGTGACGGCCCCAAACGTCGCCCGACTGATTGGCTTTCAGTGCTATCCGCTTGCGGTCCCGAAGACCAACGCGGCCCTGCCGTTTGTGATCTACCGCCGACAGAACATCGTTCGCGAACCGCATCTGGCTGGCCCGAACTTCAAGCCGCTGGTCATGCTCCAGATTTCGTGCTGGGCGCAGTTCTACGACGACGCCCGCGAGCTTGGAGACGAGGTCCGGATCGCCCTGGATGGTCACATCGGCGCGCTTGCCGGTGCTACAATTGAGGACATGAGGTTGACCGCAGAGACGGACGATTACATCGACCCCGTTTCGACCGGCACTCAACTTCCCCCCGCTTACGAAGTCCGGCAGATTTATCAGATTCGGTGGCAAGAGGCTACTGAATAAGACAATGAGCGCAAGGAGGCGCAGACATGGCTGGTGTTTCCGCACAGGGACTGACGTTCACCTTCGGTGGCACGACCATGACGGTGACGAGCGTTCAGATCAGCGACTCTCAGGACCTTGTGGACGGCAGCCACCTCGGCATCGCCCCCAACGGTCGCAAGGAGTTCGTTGGCGGCTTCACCTCGCAACGAGAGGTGAATGTTGACGTCATTTCCACCACAATCACGACCGTCGGCGCTTCGGGCGTCATGTCGATTGCTGGTCCGCTGGCCTTCAGTGGCAATGCCACCGTTGTGTCTGCGAACATCGGCGGCTCGGTTGGCGATCTCGTCAAGGGAAGTCTCGTCCTCCGACTTGCTTGATTGGGGTGATCCGTGGCGACGAGTTCACAGGGGACAACGCTGTCCTTCGGCGCCGTCGCATACACGGTCACTTCTGTCTCTGTCGGGTACGGACAGGAGCGGGGCCGCGCTGGAATCCCTCACATGGGGATGGGCGCGAACGACGTCGAGGACATCGTCTACACCCACAAGACGCAAGAGAACTACCCGACCGTGGAGGTCGAGTACCTGGGCAACAGTCCCCCTGTTGTCCAGGCTTCTGGGACGCTCGCGATCGGCGGGCCGTACTCGTTCTCCGGCCCGGCCACTTGCGTCTCGTCCGCGATTCGGCTTGCCGTGGGTGACGTCGTTCGAGGGACGGCTGGCTTCCGGGTTGCGACGTAACCATGGCAAAACCAGCAATCCCGTATTCCGCCACGTTCACGTACGGGACGTTCTCTGGATACGTGACTGGACTCAGCGTGGAACACCCCACGGCCGAAACGATCGACATGACGGGTACGAACGACCCGCTCGGGAGCTTCTATCTGGTACCCACCGGAGAGAAGCGAGGCGGAAGCATCTCGGTCGATTTCATGCACAACGGAACCTACGACGTTGCGTCTTTGATTGGGACCTACGGGACCCTGGCGTTTTCGTCGTCCGCGTACTCCGTGTCGAAGAGCGTCATCTGCGAAACGGCTTCAATGGAAGCAAGGACCGCAGAAGTTGTTCGCGGCACGCTGAAGTTTTTGATGACTGATTACACCGGAGGTTGATCCATGGCTGGGTTGAGCAAGTCAGCAATTCTGGCGGCAAACGACGCGCAGGTCGAGAAGTTCGACGTCAAGGAGTGGGGCGGAAGCATCTACGTTCGCACGCTCACCGGCACGGAGCGAGACGCCTTCGAGGACGCCTACGCCGAGAGCAAGACCAAGTCGTTCCGCGAGCGGTTTCTTGTCCTCGCGATCTGCGACGAGTACGGCGCCCGGCTTTTCACGGACGCAGAGATCAGCGACCTCGGCAAGAAGAGCGCGATGGTCCTCAATCGCGTGTTCGACAAGGCGTGGTCGATCAACGCCTTCAAACCGGAGGACGTTGATGCCCTGGGAAAAGATTCCTCGAGCGCCCAGAGCGAAGGTTCTACCTCCGCCTAGCCCTGGCGCTCGGCGGAATGACCGTCAAGGAAATGCTCGCAAGAATGGATTCGAGGGAGCTTTCCGAGTGGTATGCGTACGACCAGCGGTGGCCGCTGCCAGACGGCTGGCAGCAAACGGCGAGGCTGTGTCGAGTCATGATGGCTGCGTCTGGGAACTACAAGCGGGGCGATCTGCCGGACGACATCGATTTCATGCCGGTGGCCGTCAAGCCAGAGCAGTCGCAAAACCAGATCGTCGCTGAGTTGATGAAGTTGAAACAGTGAGGCACGGATGGCCGCATACCTTGGGAAGATCAGCGCTGTCATTTCTGCGAACACGCAGGATTTCACGCGCAAGCTGTCTACCGCCAAGGACGACGTCGATCGCTTCAAGAGCAAGCTCGACGGGATGCGGCTCAACCTCAACACGAGGGCGCTGGATGGCACCCTCACGAAGCTTCAGTTGTTCCAACGGACGTTGCAGGAAGCTCGTCAGCTAAAGATCGACGTCACGGACCTGCGGCGCATGTACCGTTTGTTCGAGGACGTTGGCCGGCCGCTGACGAACGTCAAGAATCAGGTCGAGGGGCTGTCCGTTGCCGTTCAGGCGCAGCTTTACCCGTCCCTAGGTCTGGCCCAGAAGGGCTTTCAGGACCTCTACCGGCGAGTGCAGGCAGGCGGAAAAGCGTCCAGAGATGAAGTGAACGCGCTCATCGCCCAGGTCGAGCGGCTGGACGCCAGCCTGTCTGTCGTGAAGGGAATCGCGTCCCTCAACAGCGCCGTCTCAATCGGGAACGCCGGCCCGACGTTCGTGCAGGGGCGAGCCCAGGACGCCCTGATGAACGCCGCCAAGGCGAGGGCTGCCGCCGGGAAGCTCCCTGGCGGTGTTCGCGAGGATCCGTTTTTCCAGACGGTAGCCTCGCAGACGGCGACCGCCGGAAACCAAATCGAGGTCCTGACTGCAAAAGTCGAAAAGTTCAAGCTCGCGCTTTCAAACACGCCAGGGCTCTCAAGCAATCCGAAGTTCATGCAGGGTTTCGCAGACGCGCAGTCTCAGCTAGACGCTACGGCCGAGCATCTGAGCAAGCTCAACGCAATGCTGTCTGGGCGCACAGGCAACATCGCTGTCACGGGGACCATGAACGACAAGCTGAAGGAGATGCTTCCGGCGAAAGACGCTGCCAGACAGCAGATCATTCAGAACTATCGCGACACGCTTCGGGGGATTGCGGCCGGCGGGGGCAGCACCGCAGACAGAGTCGCCGCCAAGGCCGAAACGAGGACAGCGCTCAACGCGGAGTCTGTTGTTTCTGGGCCAGCCGTTCGTGCCCAGGAACTCATTGAGCGCGCTGGAAAGCTGAAAAACCCCGGACTGTCTGCCGAGGGCGAAAACCTCAAGAGCCTTGCCGCCGACACGCAGGCTGCTGCCGGCAACACGGTAATGTTCAAGGCCAAGATGGACGCCTTGAACAGCACGCTCGACGCATTCGAGGGCAAGGTTGCAAAGTCAGAGCGAGTGACGAAGCAGTTCTCCATGTTCATGGCGGCGGCCGGGAACTCTGCTTCCAAACTCGATCCTCAACTCGAACACGCGGTGGCGGCTGTGCAAACTGCGCGGCAGCTTCGCGGAAACTACGGCTCCGACAACCTTTCCGGCCGTATCAACATGACCGCAGCCATCAGCGGCCATTCAGAGAGAATGCAGCGCCTCATCGAGCAGAGAGACGCTATCGGTGAGATGAAAATAAGCGACAAGGGCGGAAAGACGGCAGAGCAGCGGCGAGCAGCGGCGCTTGTCCGCGCTCAAGAGAAGATGGAGAAAGAAAACGTCGACCTCGTCAAGAAATCCGCCTCCGAAAGCAAGGGCGTTTTCAACGAACAGCAGGCGATGAGGACCTACGGAAATGCGAAGAAGAACCAGGGGTCGATGGGAGCAGGCCGATTCGCGGGAGCGGATTTGGCATTCCAGCAGGCCGCGTTTGCCGTCGATGACTTCATGTCCGCCACTGGTGGCGTCGAATACAAGATCCGCGCAATCTCCAACAACATCACCCAGATGGGCCTGATGCTCGGGACCTCTGGAGTCATTCCTTGGTTGACGGCCACCAAGGGGCTTTTCATCGGACTCGGCGTCGTGATGGGCGGGCAGCTTGCCGTCCAACTGATGAAGCACTCGAAGTGGTTTCAAGAGTACGAAAAGAGAGGCGAGGTCCTCAATGAAGTCCTCCAGAAGCAACGAGACAGAGCGCAGTCTGCCGCTGCTGCTTTCGGCAAGCTAGCGGACGCTATCAAGGACGCCTCATTCAGCGGCAGCGGTGGCGTCGGAGTTGATCGTCGTCTTCAGGCGAGCGAGCTTTTCCGCAAGAGCCGCGAGTCCCTCGAGGACAGGGTTGCCATGCAGGACACAGCCTACGTCGGAAACCTGGCGCAGCAAAATGCGCTGCGAGAGCAGCAAAAGAAATCAAACGACCCAGCGCGAATCGCTGGTCTTGAAATGCTGATTCGCGACCTCGAGAACGCGGCGCCGCGGCTGCGGCGGGAAGCGCTTGCGGCAGCCCAGGTCGGAAAGGGCGGCAACAACAATCTCGGAAAAACGCTGGCTGCATTCGAGAAGGAGCGAATCGAAGCTCGGCTCTCAGGAGAACTCTTCAACGCCGCAACTGGCGGTCGCGGCGCCGGCGCCGTCGCAAAAGCGGCGAGAGAACGGGCGCAGCGCGACATTGAGGCCATTGACCCCAATCGCGCTTTTGCAGACTCGGGAGAAGCGCTCAAGGCGTTCGAGGACGAGCTTCGCAAGGCTGCTGAATTGCAACAGAAGCACGCCGGAATGCTCGGCAGCCCAATGGCTTTCCGGCAGGCCGGCGAAGAGATCGCGAAACTCGAACGAGTCATTGCGGCTTTGAAGCTCGAGGCGCTCGAGGAAGGTTTCGCGAAGCTCGCCAAGAATATCTACGCCGCAGCAGATGACATCGACTCAGCCCAAAAGAGGCTCGCTACCGCTGTCGAGGCTGGCGTGCCAATGGCGCTGACCCTTCAGGTAGAACTCAACTCGCTGGCAGAGGAATTGCAATCCGCGCTGAAAGAGTCTCAACGGCTTCGCGATGCCAAGGACTTTGAGGGAGCGGCCGAATCTGACCAGCGTGCCCTGGAAATCGCCAACCGCCGCGGAGACGTTGTCGGCCGCGCGAGGGCTGTTGGTGAAACCGCGCGAAGCCAGCCGTTGTCGTTCTTTGGCGGGATGGCAGAGGCACAGAGGGCTCAGGCCGAGACGGTGGTTTCCAAGAGGACAGCTTTCATCAACGAGAGTAATAGGCTCGTCTCGGAAGAGTTGAACCGTAAGGCACAAATCTCAGGCAACCCGTTTGACTTGCAAAACGCCGAGGACTTCAACCTTCAAATGAAGGACATTGCCGAAAGTTTTCTTGTCGCAACGATGGCGTCAAACGAGTTCGGCAAAGCGCTCGAAAAGTTTGCTACTGGCCTGGGCAACACCGTTGTCAATGAACTACAAGGCGAGGAGGACAAGGCAAGGAGGGCGGTCAACAAAGCCGAGGCAGGTTTTCGTCAAGGCGTGGTCGGGACAGGGCCGAGGCGCGCGTTTGACGCCGCTGAAGCGGATGCGAAAACGATCCGCAACGACAGAAAAAACGCCGAAGATCGCAACCTCTCCATTCAGCAAGAGCTTGAGCGCGCGCGCGATAGGTTCGAGCGTGGCATCGATGCCGGCACCGGCGCAAAAGAAGACGTCGATCGCGCCAGAAAGATTCGTGCGCTTGATGAGCGTGCTGCTGATATGACGCTGCTGCCAAGCGAACAGCTTGCGGCGAAGCAAGAAGCGGAGCGGCTTCGTCTCGACCAGCAGCGAGCTTTTGAGAACACGCCTCAGGCAAGGGCGATGAGGGCAGACGCAAACGACCTCGATGCCACGCAGCAGGCGACGATGCAGAAGATAGAGAGGCTCCAGCGTGGCCGCGAGATGGTCGTCTCCGACACCCAGAAGCGACGAGAGGAAGCAGAGCGAAAGGCCGCCGATGCCGTTGAGGCTCTCATGGAACGGCGCGACGGCAAGGACGTCTTTGCCATCGGCAAAGATCGAAACGACGCAGCCAAAACGGCCATGGCCGCAATGGCCCGCGAGATCGCCCCGGCGTTTGTCGGGTATGGCGAAGAAGTGAAGAACGCACAGCTTGGCGGGCCGTCCCGCCAGGCGCTCAACGCCTCCGACATCACCACCATGCAAGGGCAGAGCGAATTGAGCCGACTGCTTCGCGGCGACGACCCGTCGAAAGACATCAACCTCGTTGAGCTTCAGAAGCAGACTGCCGCACTCGAAGGGATCGAGAAGATCCTCGAAAATCAAGCTGTTGTCGACTTCCGCTGATTCACAGGAGCCCCCATGCCCGACGTCACCTACAACCTCTCGCTCCGCGCCTCGCGGGACAACCTCAACGTCCTCACGCAAGTCTCTGGCGTGACGGCCAGCATGAGCGTCTCGGGGATGTCCAGCGTGGTCCTTCCGCTGGCGGCCACGACCGTCAGCATCTCAACGGCCACGCTCAGTTCCGTGGGCCTCGCCTACCTCCAGAACATCTCCACCGACACCGTGACGATCACGACGGCCAAGGTGGGCATCGTGGCAAGCGGCACCTTCTATCCGTTCACGACGCTCCTCCCTGGCGAGGCCGCGCTCCTGCGGCTTGCCTCTGGCAGCCAATTCGCCGCCCAGGGGTCCACCGCTGCCCGGCTCCGCGTTGACATCCTCGAGGGCTGAACATGACTCGCGCCGTCAAAGAACTCGCCCAAGGGCAGGCATTCGGCCGCACGGTCGATAGCGCGCAGGCCGCCGACACCTCGGAGCGAAACTTCCGCGTCGTGCTGTCATCTCCCAACGAGGTCTACAGCCCGCAAAGCGTTTGTGGCGTGTATGTTGGCGACCGGCATCCGCTGAACCCGTACATGACTTGCTCTGGGTTTGACGCCAAGTTCGAGAGCGACAGCCGCCTCGTCAATATCATCACGTTCAAGTACGGCTCCAATCCAGGCCAAGAGGATACGAAGCAGCAGGAGCCCAGCGTTCGGCCGCCTCTTTGGTCGACAAGCACCTCGCTTCAGGAAACGCCAGTCATCGTCTGGAAGCGGATGATTTCCGACACGGCGAGCTACGACGGCAAGTGGACAGCGCCTGTCAATCCGGCCGGAGATAGGTACGAAGGGATCTCGAAGCTCGAGCCGATCACCACCATCTCGGTCGAGCAGTACGAAGCCATAGATCCCACCCGCAACATCAAGTACGTGGGGCGAGTCAACTCAACGGCGATGGCGCTTGGCTCCCTCGTCATGCCGCCAAGGTCGGTCATGCTTCGCGGGTTGCAGAGCAAGCCGCACGTTGAGCCATTTGGCAATCTGGTTTGGCGAGGTTGGATCTGCACCTATGAGTTCGCATTTCGCGACAACTTCACAACCTACTACGGCGCCTACGGCGAAAGCCGAGACTCCATCGGCTGGGACATCACCCAGATTGTTGAGGGGTACAACATCATCAACACTGGACTCGATGACGCCGCAGTCGACCAGGGGGCGCTGGCCTACACCCTGGACGAATACGGCGCTGTGACGCCAAGCTGGGGCGCGAGGACGCTTGTCGAAACCAACAAAAAATACCGGGCGTGCGTGAAGGTGTCAGCGCCTGGCGGCGACCCCAACAGGAAGATTTCGCAGCGGCCATCCGCCCAGCCCGTGGCACTGAATGCAGACGGGAGCCCTCGAGACGTCAACAGCCAGACGCCGAAGGTTCTCGTCTGGCGCTACCAAATCTACGAAGACTGCAACTTCAAGGCAGTCCTGGGACTGAGGTTCTGATGGCTCAAGAACGCTACCTGATTGGCCCTGGCTTGAAAGACAAGCTTGGCGAGGTAATTCGCCGGGTAGACGGCGGCGCCACGCCTGGGTTCAGCGTGACGCCTTCGAGCGTGAGGTTTGAAGAGCCGTTTCGAGGTCGCGGGGACTTCTTCCGCATCGGCACCTACGGCACGGCCGCCTGGGCGCTGAACGCATCAGCGACCGTCACTCTGACAAACGTCTCTCCGACCGGCTCCACGGTTCTTGTCACCAATGTCTTTGGTGCGCTCTCGACAGCAACGGCGTCGAGAAACGTCGGCATCGCGAAAGACGGGACGCAGTGGTATTTGATTCAAGCGCAGTGTCCGTGAGGTGACAGCATGGCTTTTGGTCTCGGGATTCCTTGCGGCAAGTGCGGGTGCGAAAAGCCGTGCGAAGCCTGCACTCGCACCTGCCAGAATCCGCACAGCGGCGCGGCGTTCCAAGAGGTGTACCGCGGTTATTCGTTCGGTTCCGTCAACGGCCTCGCCAGCGACGGCTACCTGACGTTTTCCGGTGACGAGGACAACCCCGCGTTTATTCCAGGCGGCGGGCCGTTTCACCAAGCAATTGGCGGGTCGTTTTACTTGAGCAGCGCACAGACTCGTTTCCCGTGTTCGCTCTCCGTGTCGTTCTGGCGCACACTCTTCCCAGCAGACGCCACAACAGATACCGCGTTGTCATCAAACACAGTGACATTTACTTGCGTCACAGGGCAGTTCTTTCTTCCAACGGTTGGAGTGACACTAAACCCAGGCGACACCTACACGTTTTCAAATGCCGTCCCGCTTGTTTCGCTTTTTAGCGGCGATCCTCGATCATCGGTTGGGTCGTTTGGGGGATTCGCAACGTGCGACAACACGCAA